TAAGTCTTCTTTGCTTAGCGGCTGGGTTGGATTTGTAGTAAGAGCTAGTACTTGCCATATAGCTTTGCCTGTACTAATTCTGGATCAACAGTTGGCATAACCTTTGCTAGTTTTGAAAGAGGGTTTCCGTCATAAGCAACACCGCTAATGTCATTAGCTTTAAGCCAATCACAAGCTGCTTTTAAGTCCTGTGTAGTTGCTTCGCCGCTTTTAATACGACCAAGAAATTCTTTAGTAACTAGATTATGCAACTCGTTAAATTGGTCTTCGGTTGCTTTCTTTTTCATTAATATTTTTTAGCTGTTTTAGCTGATCTTTTAAAGTTTGCCTTTGTAGGAGCTCCTTTAGCTCCGGGTTCTCTCATAGATTCACCAGAACCTTTCTTGATTCTTAGGCGTTTGGCGTGGATGTTTGCATAGAGTCCGCGCTTAGCCATTAGACTCCTAAACCTTTTTTAACTATTGCTAGTGCTTTGTCATCTAAGTCATTATCTGTTTGTTCTACTAATTTTTCTAAAAGTTGAATTACAAATACCTTAAATTTGTCAGTTTTTAAAAAGCTTAAAACTATTGGTTTTAGTATTGTTAACATTTGTTTTTGGTAATAAAGATTGAATAGGAACTACGTCTGTACACATATGTGCAACCCGTGTTCCCGGTCTTAGGGTGAAACCCTTTTGTTGTAGTTCGGCACATTTGAGAGCACGTACCAGCTCATGATCTAACCTCATCTTTTCTTCTTGTCTTGCCGCGATGCGTCTGCATTGCTCTAAGCCACGTTTATCAAGAGGAACCATAAAGTTAACTTGAAAACCCCAGTTCTCATTTAACTGATAACTAGATGGGTGTAGTCCATCAAGACCTTCTTTTTCAGAATATGGATTGACATGGTTTCCCATGTAAAAGGGTGAGAAGGTCATAGTTGACCCATTACATGCGATTCCACTGCCATAGTTCTGTCTTGACGAAGTTCCATTGTTCTGGAACTGCACCGCAGAATTTGTGACATTCCCGGTTGCGGCTGCAACAGGGTTGGAGTGATTTGTAACTTCTGGTTCTTCTGCTAAAACAGGACTTATTGTGAGAAGACTGATAAGGATGTAATAGTAGTATTTGTAGTGATGTCTGTTGTTGCGTCTATCTGTTCTACTAGACCAGCAGCTCTTGTTGTTGTTTCCAATGTCCAAGGTAAAGTTATATCTTTTACTGCGAATGTTGTATCTGTTGCAACAATGTTTGAAGAAGGTTCTACATTTCTTCCAGACCAGCTTTTTACTGCTGCTCCAAAGATTTGAGTCTTTTTGACTTCTTTTACTGTTTGGGTAGTTGTTGTCGTTGAGTTCATTGACCCCTGTGTGAAATTTGGGGTAATTGTGTTTGCTCTTGCAACTGCGGGTGACAACAGAGCTAAGAGAAGAATCCATTTCTTCATTTTGGTTTTGTTATTGTTGGTTTTGCCATCGGACATGCTGGAGGTTTGGAATTTCCATTTTTTCCAGTCGTCAAGCCGAATGTGGCGAGTGCGCCCGTAAATACGCTGGCGACGAAAGTGATATCTGAGTTACCAGATTTCTTTACCATAGGAATATCAACGTAGTTCATCGTGATGATGAATCCAGACCAGACAACAACGCCTAGTCTGACTACTGTTCCAAGGAACTCTATCTGATGTTCTTTATCTTCAGCTATATCTTTTACTTTGCCTAAGAAACCTTTTTCTTTGGTTGTCTTATCTTCTTCCATGTTGTTTTTAATATTGGTTTCATAGCTGTAACTAACCATTTAAAAACTGCTGTAGCAGTAAGGGTGGCAGCTACAGAAATCACTGCTGTAGTTCCAGCAGTAATTAATATCTCACTTTCAGGGACAGGCATTCGGACATCAATGATGGGTATATCTATTTGTTTTATACCAGCCGTTTGATTAGTATTAGTTTCTGCTTCAGAATCAGCTACAGTTTGTGACTTAACTCCTTCTGGAGCTCTTAAATCACTAGGTGGAACAACTAAAGGAGTGTACTTTGGTATTTCTCCTATAGGTAATTCAAATTCAAAATTTGGAAAGTCAAAGGAATCTGGTAAATATAAAACCGGTAATTCCATAAGTTTAAAAACCCTTAACTAGGAGGGGTTGGATAAGTAATGTTGTATGGGTCAGTGTGTGTAGTTGGTATGTCCCTCAATGCCTGACGATAAGTTTTCCACTCATCAGACAAAGTGAGATCGCTACTAGCTCTCCAGTCTGTTTTTGCTAGTAATTCATTTCTGGTTGTTCTTACTTTTTCCCACTTATTATTTTTAAGTACTGTTTGTTCTTCCGTAGTTGTATCTTCAACTTTTACGTTATAAACTGCATTTCCCATAATATATGGATCAACTGTAGTTAGCTTTTCTGTAGGTGTTGTATAAGTAAGAGTTTCTATTAAGTCTACTAAATCATTATCTAATAAAAATTGTGTATTAGGACCATTAATACTAAAACTTGTATTAGGAAATAATTGTTTTAGAGTACCAGTCTTTGTAACAGTAGTATGATTAATAATTGCGTATTTTTTCATGATTAATTAATTAAAATGTATCTTGTTTGTACATTAGGAAGCAAGCAAATAAATATAATCAGAAGAACTAATTCCACTCCCGATAAAACCGGGTTGGGTTTGTGAACTTCTACTTATAGTTTGATCTACTGAATTAGAATGCCAGTCATTACCCCAATAACTAAAAAAGGTTTGTGCTGGAGTGCTACCTCTCCAAGAATCACTTTTACCACTTTGTAAATTACCACCATAAGCACAAAGAACTTGAGTATCATTATCTGAATCTCTATTTATACCCCAAATAACAAACTTATCTGGAGTACCAATATTGTTGACAGCACTGTAATGACCACTGTTTGCACTCATATTTCCGCTTTCATAGTTTCCAGCTACAAAGTTGTCAACACTATCTGCACCAAACATGGAATCTCCGGGACTCCCTGCCCAATTGGAATTATTTAGGTTATAAGTGTCTAAGTCTAGTATGGTGTCGTACATAGTCTTTGTTGTTGTAGCAACCAAATCATAAACTATATATCTATTGAAGTCTGATGTAGGGTCTAGACCGTGAGTTCCACCTTTATGCCAATCTGCTAAAGCAATTTTTGTGATGCCTGTCTTATTAAAAAATGCATCATAAAGTCCACTACCCTGATTAATTGCTGTTCTACTGCTAGCACCAGTTGAAGATGCAGTTGCAGTTCTAAAGCCACTATTACCGGTATTACCAAAGACATTCCATCCAGAACTATGATTCGACTTACCTTGTGTAACCATTAATATTTCCCAACCACCGCCACTGTTACCACCAGCAGCAGCACGTAAATGATGTGATCTCATGATCAAACATCTCCAATTGCTGCACCCCATAAGGTGTTAAATGCTTTCCAAAATTCTATAACTGTATAAGAACTTGTAGATAAAGTAGGTGCTGAACCGCCAACCCAAGTTATTGTCGGCCAAGTTAAAGTGTTACTTAAAATGCCAACCATTAACATCATTGATTGTCCATTAGTCAAACTTTCTGTTGCTGTTCTATTAGCTCCTAATGTCCATATTTGAATCATTCCATTGTCAGGGTCTAAATCGCTGCTTGTCCCATCTGGAATGGTATAAACATTTTCATTTATTGCATCTGCAAAGACAACAGAACCTGTAAACGTACCACCTGTTAATGGCATTTTTGTTGCATCTGAGGCTGATAGCCCTGTAAGTGCTGATCCATCAATAGCTGGCAAAGCACCTGTTAAATTAGATGAGGCTAATGATCCAGAAAGAGTTGTAGCGGCACACGTTCCAGTTACACTTACACCAGTAGCTGTAGTAGCTATTTTTGAATTTCCACTGTGTTTTAAAGTAACACTAGAATCCGAAGCAATAGATACTGAATTATTTGAATTAGATAGATGTTGCAACTCTGCAACTTTTATTGTTGACATGACATTTAATTTTTAGGGTATTTGGCTTTTACTGCTGCTCTTTTTATTTGAAGCTCATCTAACGTATCATCAAGAATTGCATGTATGCACTCTTGTATAGTTGGATATTCTCTTTGACGATTTTGCGCCCACAAGTCTGCTTCAGTAGGACGAGCAGCTCTAATAGCTTCGATCTCTGCTATTTCTTCAGTAGTTAAAGGTACTATTACACCATTAATCATTTTATTCATTAGCTTTTTTTATATTTGTACAAATAAATTCGACTCTCGTTGGTATAGTTATTACCCCAACCATTGATAGTAAAACCATTCATTTTGGCATATTGATGTGTTTGATTAGAATCATTGTTAGTGTTAGCTTGAAGACCTTTTCTACCATAAAACTGAGAAAAGCCATCGTCGTAAAGAGGTCTCATGGCTCCCATAATCCAAGGACGCCACCCTGTATAAAACTCAAAATAACCAGCCATATTAAATGTATAACTACCCATCTCAAAGATCCATTTATCAGAAGTAGCATCTTGATGTGTGCCGTTCATATCAATACGCCGCAAATCACATCCATCAGTACTACTTACAGAAACAAATTTTGTTGTTTGGTTATCTAAATGTGGAAAAAACTCAATCCTTGCAGACCAATCGAATATGCCTACGTCTACGTTAACTCTATATAGAGTATCGTAATCAAGACCTGTTTCTGTTATTTCCGCGACAGTGGTAGTCGGACTCAGATCTTTAACAAATTCTAACGATCCACCACTAACGCCAGTTAAGGCTGAACCGTTAATAGCTGGTAGAGTACCTGTTAGATTTGCTGCTGGTAAAGATGTTAAATTAGATCCATCACCTGTAAAGGATGTAGCTGTAACTCCATTTGCGAAGCTAACATTGTTATTAGCTCCAAGTGTTATTGACGGAGTATTGCTTGAAGTTGGTGCAATATCCGTTACTTTTATTTTTGACATAATATTATGAATATGTTAATCCGAAACGGGTTTTTTCTGCATTAAAATTTTGCAATACTTCTGAAGCGGTTAAGACTTTATTTTTATAAACTCTTGCTATAGCTATATCACCATTAAGTCCATCTTCGTATGGATCATCTCCGATATAAAGTCTAGGCGTTCCACCGCTAATACTTCTTATAGTTGTGTAATAAGTTGAGGTATCAGTGAATGTAAGAGTCCCATTAGCGTAAACTTTTTTAACACCAGTAGTTGCATCAACTGTCACTGCAATGTGCCACCAATCATTATTACCAGTCCAACTTTGACCATTACCATTACTTGAAATACTTGAATTAGCACCAGTTATTGGGTCAAAATCTTGGGCAGTCCCAACTTGTCCATAACTTGGATGCCATGCCCATAAAAACTGTTGTGCATCCTGACCTGATGCAGTTCCATAACCTCCCCAATATTGTAAAATTTCATTATTACCATTGGTAGAACCAGCGGAATAAACACTATGATGAAAAGAAATAGCAACAAAATTAGTAGTAGTCCACCATTTATATCTCATCCAAAAATCAAAACTATGACTTACTGATCCAGTAATATCTGCAAAAGAACCATCAAATGACATTCCGGGATCCGTTTGCATTATACCGCTATTATCCTTTCTAAAACTCCAGTATCCTCCATTGTCAGGATTGTAAATAATATTACTATTATAAGATGATGATGTTATA